ACGCCCTCACCTTTTTCAGCCGCCCAGTTGGTGATGATAAGTTCTTTGGCGGGCGTGTTGTTGTCGCGATTGACTGAATAGGTGAGTTTAGCTTCCATGATATGGAATGGGGCGAACAATTCGCGGATTTGCGGTTTGTCGTTGATGGAGAGGATAAAGTGGCCTTTGATTTGGGTAAGCTGTTCGGCCATCAAGGTAAACTGTTCGCGGTTGAATAGGCCTTTACCATAATCATTTTCATTGCCAAAGTAAGGCGGGTCAAGATAAAAGAGCGTTGAGTCGCGGTCGTATCGTTCGATAAAATCAAGCCAGTCAAGATTTTCAATGGTGACGCTGCTTAAGCGTTGATGCACAGCTTCCAGCATAGGTTGAAGTTTTGTCATGTCAAAGTGGGAGGGGCGGTCATCTGTAAGGCGGAAAGTTTGATGGCGCAGTCTACCGCCAAAGCTTGCCCGTTGGAGATAAAGAAAACGGGAAGCGCGCTCTAAATCCGTTAAAGTTGTTGGGTCAATGGCTTTTAGGCGGTCAAATTCAGCCCGTGAATAAATCTGGAATTTACATAGATTGACAAAGGGTTGATAATGGCGTTGTAGGATACGAAACAGATTTGTAATCTCCCCATTATAATCATTGATGATTTCTGCCTTTGGCTTTCTTGTTCGACGGAAGAACACGCCGCCCATGCCGATAAAGGGTTCAGCATAGCACTCATGCGGGATTTGCTCTATCAAATGGCATAAGCGTTTTGCCAGCTTAATTTTGCCGCCAATATAGGGCGCAACTGGCTTTACGGCATCGACTTTTTGCAGCATGATTTGACCTTTGATTATTTGAAGATGTCTAAGATTTTTTGCCATGAGGCGGCAAGCGAGCCACCGACAAGCGCGGCGATAGCGGATAGGGAGATGACCCCGCCGATAGAGCGTTCACGCCATTTCTTGATTTCCGCCACCGGTTTTTCGATGGCATCCATGCGTTTTTCCAAAGCCTCAATCCGGTGTCCGTAATTGGCGATTTCAGATCGCAAGGCTCTAAATTCCTCATAAAGCAGTTTGCGGCTCGTCTCTGCCCGCGTCTGGTTCTCTAAAAGCAGCTTTAAAGTGCCTTCAATCTGGCCGATTGCCCGTTCAATGCTTTTTTCGTTCATTTCCAGCACCTCTTGCTTTGGCCGAACTTGTCGGTTGCGACAATCCAGCGTGATAAAGCGGGCTCAACTTGCACCAGCCGCGCCGGTTCATTCACCCGAGGCGGCTTCTGCCACCCCGCGCATGAGGGCGGCACATTCTTCACGCACCCCGCCAAGAGCAAGGCACAAGCGGGCAGGGTCAAGATTGTCAGTTTCATGATTGATTTTCTCTCTTGTTTGGTACGCTTGAACGGCGGCTTTCAGTGTGGCTTCTCTTCCATATTTTCGCCCCGCCATATAGCCGCTGGAAAAGGCCAGCATTAAAATCAAAACGGCAATGGTGATTTTGTGGGATAAGGACAAAGGTAACGTCATGTTGATTGTCCCTTTTGCCGCCGGATAAACCACCACGCTCCCACAAGGCACGAAAACACCATCACGAAGGCAAGCGCATATTGAACAACGCCCTCTCCCGATAGCACGCCCCCAAGGCCAGACAATGCCCCCACTACCGGCGCGATTGTTTCAGGTTTCACTATCGCATTATCATTCACGGGCTGCGGGCGCACATTACGGCTGCTAACAAACTCACCCTTTGCCCAAAGGCCAGCCTCCGCCGCACGACGGTTCTTCAAGCCTTTTGGGTACTTGTTGCCTGAACGCGTCCATTTCATCAATTCGGCTGGCACGGCCTCATAGTCACCCTTGTTGAGCTTCTTGAGAAGCGTTGAGCGCCTAAAAGCTGAAACGCCGACATTATAACAAAACGACACCAAGGCGGCGAACTGGTTATCATTAAGCGGAACTTTTACACTTTCCGTAACAGTTCTCTCATATTGCCCCAAATCACGCGCCAACATCGCCTCGGCCTCATCAGCCGTTATTGTCATGCCCTTGTGCACATAAGGCTTGCCAGCCCCCGCCGTGTGGCCATAACCAATCGTCCACACGCCCTTAACGTCTTGATAGGCTGCCAACCGCAACCCCTCCCAGCGTTTCAAATGACCTAAGCCTTCACTGTTGATTTTGCGTGTCATGGAAGTGTCCTTTCTCTCATTTCGGCATATGGATAACGCCTGCGCCTTCATCTGTTGGCTCAACAGCGCGAGGCAGGGCTTGCGGGTCAATCATATCATCGGTGGCGGGGGTGGTCTGTCGTACATTGTCAACCGTGTTTTGCTGCTTTGGCGCAAATAATTCACAATCAATAGAGGTGGTGAAGCCGCCCGATACGTCGAACTTGTGCTTAGCCGATTTAATGCGCCATAGGGCGGGGATGTAGGGACGGAAAGGCGGGGAGAGGACGCATTTAGCCTCGGCCAAGACAAGCACATTGCCGCCCATATCCGCGCTAAAAGAAGCCTTGCCCCGCGCGGAGCGATTTTGATAGCTTGAGGCCGCAGCCTTGGCCTCCGCCTCATTATGCCAACTATAGCGCAAATCGTGATAGGGCTCATCGCCAACGGTGACTGCTTTTTTGTCGCCCGTTCTGATGTCATGATAAAAGGCACGAACGCCGCCCTTATTGTCTGGCAGGTTATTATCTTCCTCCTCATTGTCTTTTATGCCTGCGGCTTCCCCCGCCTCGTCACGCGCCGAATATTGAAATTGCCAGTTGGAACATTGCGATTGATTGAGGATAAGAACAGGCAATTCTTCCCCTGTTATCGCCTTGCCTGTCCCGCGGCGGGCGAGAACAAGCTTGCCATCAACCGGCTTGGCAACGCCGTCATAATCACCGGCTATTCTTGTGGCAAAGGCCATATCGCTTTCATTATGCTGATCAGCATGGCGGATAACGATAGCGGCTAATTCAGGGTCAATCTTGGCTTCATAGCCATTGCGGCTTGCAATATCATTGATAATGCCGCCTAAAGTCTGTTGGTGATAAGACTGGCTGCGCGGGGTGCGATAAGATTTGTGCATAGCCGCCGCTTTGCCGCTAACGGACAAGGTGCGAGGCGCCGGTTGAACGGTGATTTCATCAATCAAATAAGATCCCATAAAACGCGATGTGCCGCCCTCATATCCCATGGTAATACCGAGCACCGTGCCAACAAGTGGGATTTCAAGTAACGCCCCGTCGGATACACGCGGGCGGTCGTCAAGTGTCAAGGTAACGCTATCGCTTTTATCGTCAGCTTCATCAGTGATTTCTATTGATAAGAGATAATCGCTGATTTTATCGGTTATATCGCTGCCATTGGCGGTAATGCGGCAAAAAGGTTGCATGGTCTTAAACTAACGCCCCCATAGATTTATTGTGGGAATGGAGCGCGGTTGTGGCAAATCAGGCAGCAAGATAGTCAAGCCAGCGGGCAATTTTGCGCCAATATCGGCCAAACGATTATTGGCCTCATAGACAAGTGCAACTGCCAAACTTTGACTTTGTTTTGGATAATTGCGCCAGCAAATCGCATCGATCATATCGCCGTCACGGGTTAAATAGAGGTCAGCCATCAGAACCGTATTCTTTCAAGGTTAAGGTAAATTCTTGGCGGCGTGGCGCACCATTTGCCTTAAAAATGCTGGCCTTCTCCTCAATTGATAAGATGACATAAAGCCCAAAAATGCGCCCCGCGCCTGAAACCAGCATCAAAGGTTGTTTACGCGATGCCGCCGCGCGCATGCCGTCAATTTGCGCCAAGCCGCCGCGCCAATCGGGATAAATCACGCCCTCAAGCGTGATTTCCGTTGCCTCTTGCGCCGGGATTTGCATTGCCGGTTTGCGCGAAAGCCTTGTCTGCTCAACCCAAGGATAAGTGTCAGTGCGGCTCATACCCTGATAGGCGGCCGTATTTAACGAAAAACGAAATGTGCCAAGCCCCATCATCATTTTTATATTTCCTTAATCATTGAGGGCGGCGCTGATATTGCTGCTTTGCTGGTTGGTAATACCAGCCATAGCGCGGGTGATTGCACGCTGAACATCATCCGGCGTGCCTGATGATTGCACTGTCAAGTTTTGAATGGTAACGGAGGTATCAACTTGGGTGGGCTTATGCACCATCAGCGGTTCAGGGACTTCAAATTTTTCAACCTGCATTTGCTCGGTTTGCATGTTTTTTGCGCTTTTGGCTTCTTCATGCTCACGCAGTATCCGTTCATAGGGTGTTTCCGGCTTTGCTCGCAGTTCCGGTATATCATAGGGGTTACGCGGGTCATAGGGAACGACAGATTCCATCGCCTCAACAGCATGGGTAACGGTAGAGTTGACAGCATCCAGCCCCTGCATGGATGGCTGAACATCGACTTTGAAGCCCATCGCCTCGCGCACCGAGTCCGGCAGCCAGCCGGTTAGGCTGTCGAGCGCATCCCAAAACCACGCAACAACATTGTCCCAACCAGCTTTTAAACCATCCCAGATAAAATCAATGATGCGCGAACCGATGCCCTTTAATTCATCAGCGGCTTCTTTTGTCGCACTCCAAAGAAGAGAGCCGATATTGCTAAAGAAATCCCAAATGCCTTTAAATGCCCAAACAATGCCATCATAAAGTGAGGTGATAAGGTTAACACCCTCATCAATGAGCGATATGCCGGTAAAATATTCAAAAACAGCGTCAATCGCGCGGGCAATGACGGTCACCGGATTAAATTCAAACAGTAAGGTTAAAACGCCCTGAATGAAACCCTTGTCAAAAGCCGCTGTTATGCGCCCCCAGAATTTATCCCACCAGTTTCTAAACCATTCACAATTTTGATAAAGCAAGTAAGCAGCGGCTATTGCGGCAACAAAACCCGCCGCTATCCACCCCACCGGCGTGGTCATGATGGTAATCCCAAGCGCAATAAAGGCCTTGCCAACAATGGCCAAGGCAATAATTAGCGGGCCGGTGAGATAGGCAACCAATCCGACAAGGGCAACGTTTAATGGTCCACCGAGAAAATCAACAACCGGTTTGATGATGGCGTAAAAATTCTGGAAGCTTGTTACCCAGCCATCAATGCTTTGTCGCAATTGGGAAGTTGGGTTCATCAAATCGGCAATCAGTTTGCGCAAACGTCCGCACCATTGCTCAATGCCACTTTTTATCAGTTCTTTATTCTCAACGATCCAATCGCGTACCGCCTTGATAATATCGTGAACAACCGGCATCAGATGCACGGCAAGTAGGGTTTTGATGCCGTTTAAATGGCCTTTGAGTTGGTCAAGCGAAGCTATCAAGCCGCCTCCTGCATCGGCCACATCTTGGCCAATGAGATCGCCAAAAGAGCGTTTTTCTTGGAAAAAATCATTGATAGGCTGCATGCCCGCGCCAAGCATTGCGGCCATTTCTTTGCCATCGCCGCCAAAAATGAGGGAGGCTAAACGCTGTCTTGCGCCTTGGCCGTCAATCTTGCCCATGGAAGCGGTAATTTCCTCCATTAATTGATTGCCATCTTTGAGATTGCCGGAACTGTCAAGAACGGAAATACCAAGCTCTTTAAAGGCGCTCGCTGCTGATTTATTGCCCGCTGCCGCCGCGGCTGATTTTTTATTCAGTTGCGCAAGAGATGAATTGAATTTTTCCACACCAACGCCTGAACGCTCAGCCGCATGTTGCCATAATTGCAGCGGCACAACACCAATGCCCAATTGCTTGGCAGTATCGCCAAGCTCCATAGCTGCTTGCGCGGTGTTTTTGCTTAAATTATACATGCTGGCGGCCAGCCCGCCGCCGCCAAGACCAAGAAGCGCGGTCATCGGCGAGTTGGTCAATGCCGCCGATTTTCTGCACCATGTTCAACAGGTCAATTTCGGCATATTCGACATCTTTTTGCCGATAACGGAAGTAATTAAGCGATATTTGCAAAGTCTGGGTTGACTTTGAACCACCCGACCAGTCGCCAAATTCCAGCCCCTTATGAAGCCCGCGAATATTGATAACAACCGGCTCGCCCTTTTGATGCTGTGCTTGTACTGAACCACGCAACGTTATCGGCAAATTGGCTTGATTGAAGAGAGCAACAAGTTTGGGGTCAAAATCAGAAATGACAAGGCTCATCGTCATCAATTCAAGCCCAAGTTCAACCTCAACCTCAACCTCAACCGAACCATTCATGCCACCGGCACGATGACTTTCCACAACAGCCGTTATATTGGGCAGCGTGACACTATCGCAGCGACCGGCGTAACTATCACCGTCAAGATAGATATTGAAGTTTTTGAGTAGGCGGGGGAGTGCGACTAAAGCCATTATACTAAGTCCTCAAGATAATCATCAACAATATGTGAGCGAAAGATAACATGTTCGGCAGGATAAGGCAGCGTGAAGTCGATATTAAACCATGCCTTGCCATCTTTGATTGAAGCGGGGCTATTCAACTCCCCATCCGGATAGCATGTGCCGCCAAGAATTGCGCCAAGCGCTTTTAATTCGCGCAAATAAGCATTGACGCTCTCCGACACATCATCAAAGTAGGTCTTGGTGATGTTGCGGTCAACCGCCCATAGATGCGCCCGCAAGATTGAGTCATTGATAATGTCAGAAGTGCGCACCACCGATAGAAACGCCCATTTCTGATCATGGGAAAGCGTACGGTTGCCCCATAATCTATAGCCATTTTCGCGAATGATGGTGGCGACATTTTGTTCATTAAGCAAGTTAGCGCGGGCGGATTTATCACCCAAGGCAAAATCAATCGGGCGGCTCGTGCCAACAATGCCGTTAATCGCTTGATTGGAAGGTGACCACCAGAAGCCGCGATCATAATCAATCTTGGCAATCAAACCCGCCACACAGACCGAGACCGGTTCATTGACAATTGTGCCGCCTCTTGCAACCTTCACAAACGGGTCAACCAGATAAACACGCTTTGAGCCAAAATCGCCCGCTGTCTGCACCGCTGCTTCATCAGTCGTATTGGGTCCATCAGCAATCACCACCGCCCGCAACCGTTCAGCCAGCCCGTCAAGCTCCGCCACCACCGGATTTGCCGCCTCGCCCGTCTTGGCGTTCGCAACCGCGCCCGTGCCATCACCGTCAATCGTCACTGTAGGCTTGGCGGTATAACCGTGGCCGCTAGCGGTTAGGGCGATGCTGTCAATCTCACCATTGATAATCACCGCTTCAGCCGCCGCTCCTGTACCACCACCGCCGGTTATCGTCACTTCGGCTTGAGTATAGCCTGAACCTTTGCTTGATAGCTCAATTTCTGTCACGCCAAGGGGGCGTTGATGAGTAAAGCCCGGGGCAATTAAAATGCGCGGCGTTTGCCCTAAAATTGACCCTGCCCCTAGCAGGGCATGCACGCCTTGATATGAGCCATCACTCAAAACGCCGCCAAGGACTTTACTTAAATCGGCAGCGTTGCCCCCTCCTCAACGCGAATAACAACAACCACCGCGCCAATCTGGTCAAAAATCTGATCAACAGCATTAGGCAGCGTGCCTTTGCGCTCGCCGGTCGTGTCAAGCTTGGCGGCCTTGAGCCGTGAGCCAGCAATGAGCACCGGCTGGTTCAACGGAAACTCCGCCGTATTAGCATCAGGCGCTGTGCCAATCAGCCCAATAACGGCAGAACGCACCGTACGAATGGGGCGCGGTCCATCGTCAATCTCAATAACTTCCACACCATGAAGAAAATCTGTACCAGCCATTAAGCTACCTCGCCTTTTTTGCGTCCCTGTTCGAGCTTGCGCTCTCACCGCCGCTTGTTTTTAAAATTCAGGTCAAGGCAATCTAACGCGCCTCAAAGACGCTGGACAATCGTCAAGGTGATTAGGAAAAAGGTAGGGGCAGCAAAACTATTCAGCCGCTTCAAGAACGCGCAGTTCAATCTTTAGCCCAAGAGCTACTGCCATATTGGTTAGCGCATCAATGGTGAAGAGATTAATTTTGCCACGCATAAGGTCAGATACGCGTGGTTGCGTTACACCCATTTTTTGCGCTACTTGCTCTTGGCTTAGAGCCGAATTACGAATATATCTTCGGATATTCATCATGAGATCAGCACGCATTTTCATGTTTTGTGCTTCCTCTGGCGTGTTCTCGATAGAATCCCAAATATTGCTAATCCTTGTCGTTTTCATCTCTTTTTCTCCTGTAATAATTCGCGATAACGTTTTGTAGCCAAATCAAGATCACGCTTGTCCGTTTTTTGTGTCTTTTTCTGAAAAGCGTGCAGAACGTAGATTGCATCGGCGAACTTTGCCACATAGATCACGCGATAAGCGCCGCTCTCATCACGAATCCTAATTTCCCTAACACCTGCACCGATAGTTGACATTGGCTTCCAATCATCAGGATCTTCACCTTGCTGTACAAGCCCTAATTGATAACCTGCTTCCCGCCGAGCAAGGCGAGGGAGCTTACATAAATCTTCATAGGAAGAACCAACAAATTCTAAATCTTTAACCATAATCGGTTTATATAAAAATTTATATAAACGGTCAAGTCTTAAATCAAAAAAAGAAGTTTTTCTTCAAAGCGTATCAAGGAAGTTGAGTTGATTAGGGTTGGGCTCGATGCGGGCGCGTTTGCGCTTTTTGATGGGGGGCTGTTGCTCTGTAGGGATGGGGCTTACCCCACCTTGAGGGCGCAGGATGATTTCAAAGCCTAGAGTTTGGGCAACGGCAACAAGGTTACCCATTGTCGGCTCGCGCCGCCCTTGTACCCAAGAGCGCACCGCATCCCATGAGACGCCGGAGACCCAGCCAAATTCAAGCAAAGTGATATGTTTTTCCTCCCGCGCCTTGACCAGTGCAGAGATGGCCTGCGCACGGTTATCAAGGCTGATTTCTCGGGGTTCGACTTGACTATGGTTGATTTGGCTCATCATAGCCTTGATTATAGTCAATTATTCATAAATAAGAAACAATTTATTAAAAATATTCATTATTCAATTTGCGCTGCCCATGCCCATAGTGTGTCCATCTCAACCGTCGATAAGCCAAAGGCGGCGGCCATTTCATCCACCAGCGGATAATCACGCCGGAAACTTTGCGCCTTAGCTATATCAATAGCCACTGCTGCCCGCTCTGTCTCATCCTCGATATAGAGCGGGCTGGATAAATCAGAAATGGCCGCGAGAAGCCCCTGTTCGGTAATCCCAAGCTCTAATGCCGCAAGCCAGAATTGCCGCGCTGTCAAAACGGGTGCGGGCTGAGGCGGGGCGACAATCTCATTTCCATTCCAAATCGCGCCATAGACATTGCCGCCTCGCCCACGGGTAAAGCCAAAGTCTTCATCAATGCCGATAATTTCCATGTCATGAATCTGGATTTTTTCCGGATCACTTTCCATCGAGACAATCCTGCCCGTTTCCTCATCCACCGCAATATAGAAAGGGTGCGGATTGGCCTTAAGCGCATCAACCAAATCTTGCCCTTGGCTATTGCGCATGAAGGCTACTTTTTGCATCGCGCCTTGAAACATTATCATTTCAGGTGAACGAGTAAATTTACCAAAATTAAACACGGGTTCCATCTCCTTCTATTCGTCATCTATCGCTACAGCTCGCCAGCCTATGTCAGGGATTTTGATTTGCAACTGCCGCCCGCCTACATGCGCCAATCGCCCTGCATTTAACCAGCCTGACGTTGCCACATAGCCGGAAGGCAGAGCCGCCTCGGTTGAGGAATGCGTATTCCACCAAGGCGTTTGCGCATATCCCGCCAGTCTGACATTGGTGACGCATCTGGCATCGATTTTTGCATCGGCGATTTCTTGTGCCTTTGCCTCAATGGCATCTTTTATCCAGCCTGATTGATGCCACTCTTCCCACACTGTGCCGTTTATATCGCCCGTATTGTAATATTTGGCTGTGCCAACCTGCACTTTGCTACCTTGCACGGTTAATTCACCGGTTAGCGTGCCGCCTGCCTTTGGCAGATATTTATTGTCGGCTTGTTGTTTGGTATAGACGCTATCAGCGGCCAAGGCGGCCACCACCCAGCCCTGCGGTGTTTTGACTTTAACTTGCGCTGGATTTGAGCCGGTATCAAGATACATTGCGCCTATCTTGGCATTATCTGGCGGCGTATCCCTTGCCCCAAACCAAGTTGAGACAAAGTCAGCATGACTTGTTGCAATCGCCCCATGCTTGGCCACAACATCAGCGGCATTGGCTTGAATATCGCTATGTTTGGTGACGACATCATCACGGATTTGACGGCTCTCGATCAGGGCATCCCACATCGCCTTGACTGAACCCGCCAAAGCGGCCACATCCCAATCATCATAAGGCTCAACAACGCCCTGAACAGAGACAATCTTCATATCCACCCGCGCTAGCCCGCGATCATAATGCAACAGTTCCCCAATGGCGTAGCTGTCAGGCGTTGAACGGCGCACCAGTGCGATAAAAGGCGAGGGCGTGAATAAATCAGACTGAACACCTTTGATGAGATGCACTGATAGCATCTGCCCGTCTATGGGCTTTATCAATTCCTCCGATGAGGCGACCAAAAAGCCCATTTCAGACAGGGCAAAGATTTTCTCCGCCGCCGGTTGAAGCGTCTCATTAATGCGGCGCAAGCCTAACTCTAAAAGTTGCTGTTCAGCCTGTTCAAAAGAGGCTTTCTTCTCCTCAATCCCAATCAGGCGCAGATCAATATTTTGAAACACGCTGTTCCATAAATCGGCACTTAACACCGTGCTTGAAGTGACATGATAAGATCTATTAAACTGGCTTGACATCGGCGATAGCATCCTCGGGCAAAGTTTTCAGCATCACACCCTTCATCGTGTTCTTGGCAATCGGCGATAAAATACGCCCTTTAAAGGCTATCGCTTTTGCCAATGTCACCTCATAATAGCTTTCATCCTCGATTTTGATCTTGATACCTTCAGAATTTTTCATCTTGTTTATCTTTTTTAGAGAACTTTGCGGGCGCGGTCGACACGCTCGAAGCGGAGACGGGCGTCCGCACCGACGCGCCCAGTGACACGCGCGAAATGCTCTTCGAGCCCTCCGCGCCGGA